TGATAGTAGATATGGGATCTTATCTAAGTCTGGTGCCGATGCGAAGAAAATGTTTACAGATAAAGTGGTACCTATATCAATTAATTACCCTTTCTTCTTTAAACCTATACAGGATGGTATGGATCGTCCGAAATCCGAGTTAGCATACCGAGTACCTTCCACTAAGTTTACTCGTAAGAAAATACAGAGTAACGAGAAGCTAGAGGAGCTTGCTGGTCTTGACACTACGATAGACTGGAAGAATACAGGTGACAACAGCTACGATGGTGAAAAGTTAAACTTGTTGGTGCACGATGAGAGTGGTAAGTGGGAGAGACCTGATAATATATTAAATAACTGGCGAGTAACAAAGACTTGCTTAAGACTTGGAAGTAGAATCGTAGGGAAATGCCTTATGGGGTCTACTTCAAACGCGTTAGATAAAGGAGGTAGTAATTTTAAAAAGCTATACAATGACTCAGATGTTTCTAGGAGAAACCGTAATGGACAAACAAAGTCTGGCCTGTATTCTCTCTTTATCCCTATGGAATGGAACTATGAAGGATTTATTGACGAATTCGGATTTCCAGTCTTTGATAATCCACGTGATGGAGAACGACTGGGACCAGACGGTGAACTAATAGATATTGGGGTTGTAGATAGCTGGGAGAATGAAGTTGATGGTCTTAAAGATGATCAAGACGCTTTAAATGAGTTTTACCGACAGTTTCCTAGAACTACGGAGCACGCTTTCAGAGATGAGAGCAAAAGCAGTATATTTAACCTAATGAAAATATATGAGCAGATAGACTATAACGAAGGAAGTAGACACGCTGCTCATACTACGACAGGTAGTTTTGGTTGGGTTAATGGCATTAAGGATACAGAAGTGATATTTCATCCAGATCCAGGTGGAAGATTTAAAGTGAGCTGGGTACCACCAGCTAATTTGCAAAATAAACAAATAACAAAAAATGGTATTAAGTTCCCAGGCAATGATCATATTGGCGCGTTCGGGTGTGACAGTTATGATATTAGCGGTACTGTTGATGGTAAAGGATCGAAAGGGGCGCTCCACGGATTAACAAAGTTTTCTATGGAAGACGCGCCTTCAAGCACGTTTTTCTTAGAGTATATAGCAAGACCACAAACCGCAGAGATATTTTTTGAAGATGTGTTAATGGCTTTAGTGTTTTACGGTATGCCTTTATTAGCAGAGAATAACAAACCTAGATTACTGTATTACTTACGCCGAAGAGGTTATAGAGGTTACAGCATGAACAGACCAGACAAAACTTGGAAGAAGTTATCAGTTGCTGAAAAAGAAGTGGGTGGTATACCAAACTCAAGTGAAGATATTAAACAAGCTCACGCCTCAGCTATAGAGATGTACATACAAGATCACGTAGGACATTTAGGCGAAGGTAACTATGGAACAGTGTACTTTAACGAGTTGCTAAACGATTGGGCTAGATTTGACATAAACAAAAGAACTAAGCACGATGCGTCTATAAGTTCTGGTCTAGCTATTATGGCTTGTAATAGACACTTATACGCACCTAACGCAAAAGTAGAAAGACAACCTGTAGGTTTTAGTATGGCAAAATATAACAATAAAGGGTTTAATTCCCAAATAATAAAATAGCATGGCTGAGTCAGTATATGTAAATTTTCCTTCTCAAGCAGTGCCGGACCTAGAGAAAATGAGTTCCGAGTACGGGCTCAAGGTGGCTAAAGCTATAGAGCAGGAGTGGTTTAAGGATAGCTATAACAATAGGTTTTCTAGTACTCAAGGTAAGTACCATAACTTAAGATTATACGCTAGAGGCGAGCAGTCGATACAAAAGTATAAGGATGAGTTATCTATTAATGGTGATTTGTCTTATCTTAATTTAGATTGGAAGCCCGTTCCTATTATACCAAAGTTTGTAGATATTGTGGTAAACGGTATGTCTGAGAGAATGTTTAACGTTAAAGCGTACTCTCAAGATCAATATGGTGTAGATAAAAGAACAGACTATATGGAGTCTATGCTTAGAGACATGGACGCTCAAGCATACAATGATCAAGCTGGAAAACTTTTTAATGTTGATTTATACGAAAACAAAAAAGCTGAACTTCCAGAAACGAAGGAAGAGTTAGACTTACATATGCAGCTAGACTATAAGCAAGCTGTAGAAATAGCTGAAGAGCAAGCTATCAACCACCTGTTGGATGGCAATAAATATGATCTCACTAGAAGAAGGCTTTTATATGATTTAACGGTTCTAGGTATAGGATGTGTTAAAACTGGCTTTAACTCAAGCGATGGCGCAACTGTTGAGTATGTAGATCCAGCTAATATAGTTTACTCTCATACTGATTCACCGTACTTTGAGGACTTATACTACATAGGTGAAGTTAAGACAATACCTATTAATGAGCTAGCTAGAGAGTTTGACACGCTAACTGAAATGGATCTAGAGTCCATTCACAAAAGGTCCAGCAAAAGATACACTGGCTCACGCCACGCTGATATACATGATAAAAATAAAGTTCAAGTCCTGTACTTTAATTACAGGACATACACTAATGATGTGTATAAGATCAAAGAGACAAGCACTGGTGGGTATAAAGCTATAGAGAAGCCAGACACTTTTAATCCGCCAGAAGGTAAAGAAGGGGGTTACATAAGACTTCAAAGATCAGTTGAGTGTGTTTTTGAAGGCGCTATGATACTTGGTACTGATCGACTGTTAAAGTGGGAGAAGGCTAAAAATATGATGCGTGAAAAGTCTGACTTTAACAAAGTCAAGATGAATTACGCTTTGGTTGCTCCACGTATGTACGAGGGTCGCATAGAGTCTATTGTAAGTAGAATTACTGGGTTTGCTGATACTATTCAGCTAACACATCTTAAGCTGCAGCAAGTGATGTCGCGCATGGTTCCTGACGGAGTATACCTTGACGCTGATGGACTTGCTGAAATAGATTTAGGTAACGGAACAAATTACAATCCTCAAGAGGCGCTTAATATGTTCTTTCAAACAGGTAGTGTTATAGGTAGATCGTTTACTGGTGACGGTGATCCAAACCCAGGTAAAGTACCTATTCAGCAAATAGCTAACTCTGCGGGGCAGAACAAGATCCAAAGTTTAATCCAAACGTATAACTATTATCTACAGATGATACGTGACGTTACGGGTTTAAACGAAGCTAGAGACGCTAGTGTTCCAGATCCTAAGTCTTTAGTTGGTGTTCAAAAGCTAGCTGCGGCAAACTCTAACGTTGCTACTAGACACATTCTACTTAGCTCGATGTTTTTAACGTCAGAAGTAGCTGAGGCTTTATCTTTGAGAATATCAGATATACTAGAGTACTCTCCAACAGCTGATGCGTTTGTTCAAGCTGTAGGAGCTCACAACGTTGCTACTTTAAAAGAAATGTCTGAGTTATATCTATATGACTTTGGTATTTTCATTGAGCTAGAACCTGACGAAGAGGAAAAGCAAATGCTTGAAAACAATATACAAACAGCTTTAGCTCAGCAATTAATTGAACTAGATGATGCAATTGATGTTAGAAATATAAGGAATGTTAGGTTGGCTAATCAAGTTTTAAAAGTTAAACGTAAGAAAAAACTAGAGCGTGATCAGAAAATGCAGCAACAGAACATGGAAGCGCAAGCATCCGCAAATGCGCAAGCTCAACAAGCCGCAGCTAATGCTGAGATACAAAAAAATCAGGCAAAAGCTCAAGCAGACACGCAACTAGAGCAAGTTAAAGCTCAAACCAAATTAACACACCTTCAAGAAGAGGTTAGGTTAAAGAAAGAGTTAATGATGTATGAGTTTGAGTTGAACAACCAGTTGCGGGATTTAGAGCGCCAGTCTTCTGAAAGAGTTGAGGGCATGAAAGAGCAAGGTAAAGACCGTAGAGAAAAAGTGAAAGCAGATGCTAAAAAGTTTGAGTCTTCAGGTAATGATATACTAGGAGGCGGATTAGGCTTAGATAAGTTTAATCCACAAATTGGTAATTAATTATATAATATATTATGGAAGAAGTTAAAAATGAAGAGGTGACTGAAGAGGTTACCCAAGAAGAGCCTCAGGTAGAGGCCGTAGAAGAGCAGGTTGTAGAACCTGATCTTGAAAAATTTGAAAGCAAAGATGACCCAGGTGTTATCAAGGTAGATTTAAGTAAACCAGTAGAACCACAAGAAGAAGTAGTTAATGAAAACCAAACTGATCTCGAAGAAGCAATTGAAGAGGTTACACAAGAAGAGGTCGTTAATGACGAAGCGCCCACACTTGAGGAAGTAACAGAAGAAGAGGTTGTAACCGAGGAGGAGGTTATTGAAGCTCTTGACGCTAACGAAGAGACTGGTAAAGCAATACCTGAAAACGTTCAGAAGTTAATGGACTTTATGGATGAAACAGGTGGCGATCTTCAGGACTACGTTAACTTAAACAGAAACGTTAAAGACCTCGACAATCAAGAGGCTTTGCTTGAGTACTACAAAAGAACTAAACCTCATCTAGACTCGGAGGAGATAAACTTCCTTATGGAAGACAACTTCTCATTTGACGAGGATGTAGATGATGAAAGAGATATTAAACGTAAAAAATTGGCCCTCAAAGAGCAAGTTGCCGAGGCCAAGACCTACTTAGACGGGCAAAAGTCTAAATACTACGAAGACATTAAAGCTGGAAGCAAGCTCACAAGTGAGCAGCAGAAGGCGATTGATTTCTTCAACCGATACAATAAAGAGTCAGAGCAAACGCAGAAAGTA